AGTTCCATCTTTGATTTATTACTAAGCTTTGCACCTTTAAGGATAATTGCATAACGAGGAATAGCTTTGTTTTCAAAATAATCAATGTTGTATTCTTTAGCTAGCTTGTCACCAACAATAGCTGTAGCGGCAGAAACTGCTGGTGGAATTCCATAATAAGTATTATTAGGAGAATACATTTTAAAATGTATAATTTCATTTGGTATTGGGTCTGAATTTATTTCATCTACTGTTTCAAGGTCTTGAAAATTTCTAAAAAATACTGCAAGGATTTTGTTACTTCTTGATATTTGTACAAAACCATCACGCTTCCTTCTAACACGCATCATAGTGCTAGGAACATGACCAATATAACCAATTTTCCCAGCACGATTACGGCCAATTTCCATATAGCCATTGCCAACAGTTAGAACATCTTGCCATACCCGGACAAGGGTTTCTATAAAAGTTTCTTCAAGGTTAAAAGATTCAAACTGGTCTTCAAGTTGTTCTTTTAAGTCTTGGAAAGATCTTCTCAGACGAATAAGTTTTTCTTCATCATCTTGTACTCTTTCAATTTTTCTACGGGCTTTGAGAGTTTCATGGAATTCATAGCCCAAACCGACCGTATTCATGACTCTTGCATTAATAGCAGCATAATGAATTGCACTCTGGTCATAAAGCTGTGCAAGCGTATCTAAGTCATATGGAGGAGTAACAATATCCCATAGTGAATAACCATTGACCATTTGCGGATCAATATACTTAGTAGCTGTACCATCAACACCTACATACTTTTTAGAAATACGATTAGCTTTTCTTTTCATTTTTGGTGAAAGAGCAGATATAGGTACAGTCAAAAATGGATCTGTAATTTCTTTTTCTACGCTATAACCAATATAAGATAAATCATCTAACTCATTAGATGATTCAATATCTTCAACAACTTCCATATTATTCATATTTACCTTCCAAAATGCTGATCAAACATATCTTCAAATGGGTCAGCAATTAATCCATTTGATAATCTTTCTGCTTGGTCATCTCTTTCCGATACTGATACTTTACGAGCACCATTAACCCAGCTAATTTGACCTTCGCCATGACCTGTCCAATATTTAGCGGCCTCTGCTACCCTTTTTTCAATAGCAGGGTCATTAACAAGACCTTCAGCTGAAAGAAAGCCATCACCATCAGATAATGGCGTTCCATCAGGAAGAATCCAAATACAAACACCATAAGAGCGTTCGGGAACCCAAATTTTTTTGTTTTTAATCAAATCAGAACTCATCGTAACCTATCTTACACGAAATAGTATAAATTATCTACTATTATGTACAGAATTGATTATTTTATTGGACAAGCTCCACCTTCGCATTCCAGATCTTCAATAGTAAGATTATTCAATGTATCAACAAAATTCAAATCGTAGTTAATTTTTGACTTCAATTTGTTATATGCATCTTGTGTTACTTCCTCATATGGAGCAAGATTAAAGCCATGTTCGCTATGAAGAAGAAAAGAAACTGACTTAATCTTATTCTTATAGTTTGCTTTCATCCATGATTGAATTTCAGCAAGTTCTTCTTTTTTGTAATAAACGGTTACAGAAACATTATTATCAGCCCAAATTGTTTGAGCTTTAATAACCCATTCAAGCTGCTGAATGGCTGTCAAACTACTTGCAAGGCTTGCATGCTGTGGTGTTTCACAAGGGAACTCAACTACACAAATGGTATGATTTTCTTTCCCATCAAGTCCAACATCATATTGAACTTTATAACCTTTATCTCGGCAATACTGAATGAGAGGATCTCCACTACCCATTCTGACTCGCCTAATATAGTAACGAGCATAGGCAGGGTGAATACCTGGGGTCACCCCAGCTAGAAGACTCAGGGTTCCACTAGGCTTTACTGTTGTAAGTTTAATTGATGGATTAATTCCAAGAGATTTTGACCACTCAATATCATATTTTTTAAGTTTTACATAACAATCTGAAATCCAAGAAACTTGTTCTTCTGTTGATTGAAGCCAACCTGTAACGCCTTGCCCAAGTCTACGGTTTCTTGTAATAACATCCACACTTTTTTGATATGGGTAAGCAAGCGTTGTGATTGCTTTTTGAGTTTTGTAAAGAAGTTGGCTAAGGTCATTAAGTTCTTCTTGTGAAGTTATGTTTGGAAGAAAAATTTCTGCAAGGTTGCAAGGTTCACCGTCTTCAAGACCAATTTCACCACATGGATTAGTTCCAATAACTTTAGAATCATTAATTTTTTCACCTAAGCGACCGGTCTTTCGTATGAGGTTACGGTTAATAAGGCCATAAGGCTCTCCAGAGCCATCATAACCCTTCCAGAACTCTTCAATAATCTCTTCGTAAGAATCAGCGTAAATTGAATTATTAGAATTTGCTCGCCATGCCGGGATATCACCCCTGCCCCAGTTTTTTGCTTTCAAGAATAAGAAGTCATCAGGGTCTCCAATAGCAATTTGTGCAGAACGGCGAGCTGAGCCAGCAACAACAATTTTGCCAATAATATTTGCAATATCTAATGCATCAATCGAGCGAATTTTTTTTCCAGCTCTTTCATTCAAAATTTTGGCAATATCATCCATACCCTCAATTAAAATTTCTGGTCCGGAAGCTGTTCCTCCAAAAGTTTTAAGTTGAGCGCCGTAGCCTCTTACAAGAATCGTGCTGTATGTAAAAGATTTTCCGGTAAAGAAATAGCTATCCAGCACTTTACCAAGAAGCTCAGACCACCCAAATCTAGAGTCTGGAACAATAAAGTCAGCATCATTAGTGCGCTCATGTCTAATATATGAAACTTCTTTTACTTTAGGAAACTCATGAACAGAAGATCTTTCAACTGTATAGCCAACACCACCACCCAGCATTAGATGATCCATCAAAAATTTAAAGTCCTCCACTTTGGAGATTGTGGTCATCCAACAGTTAACCAGAGAGACACCGCTCATTGTTTTAACTAAAGGTGTACCAAGTTGCCAAAGGGCACGACCGGCAAAAGAACCTTTCAAGTTAAAAATATAATCAAAAAGCCTCTCAGCTTCTTCAGTTGTATAGCCAGCTCCAATATCCTGAGCGCCATTGATGCAACGAGCAATAGTTTCGTGCCAGTACTCTTTACGACCAAGAGTTTCTAATTCCCTTGCGTATGTTCTCCTGTAAACGATTTCCCCAAGGCCATTAAACCCCCAAGGTGCAATTTTGTTTGAATATGAATTTGCAAATTCATCTGTAATAATTTTTGTCATACGATCTCCTAAATAATGTAGATTTCAATCTTACCAAGCATTGAACTTGGCTGATAGAGCGATTACTAGGGTGTATTAAAAAGTTCTTTCAAATTCATCTAGTCGCAGTTGAATCTTATCAGCGACAGATGCCCAAGACCACTCAGTATGAACTATTTTTGCTGATCTTAGAGCAAAATCGGAAACTTCATCGTATTCATTAACAACATTTTGCATTAATTGAATAAGTTCATCAATATTAGGACTTGCCCACATTCCGGTATCATCTCCATAAACATAATCGTGCCAAGTTGCTTTTGTCATGTCTGCTTCAAGAGGAATTGCTAAATGAGCATAATCTTTACAACCTGTTGCATTTGTCACAATTGTAGGCAAGGCTGTTGCCATTGCTTCTAATGGTATTAATCCAAAACCTTCACCGCTAGTTGGATAAACAAGACAATGACATTTGTGATATAAAAGAACAAGATCCTCAACAGAGAATATTTCTCCAATACCAATAATCTGAGGATGTTCAGAGGCTGGAACTAAAATACCATTAATATAAATTTCTGCATGACAGAATTTATTGTATTTAAGTATTAACTTATAATCAAGATTACCTTCATATAACTCTAAAAAAGCATCTACAACTATTTGTGCATTCTTCCTTTTAGAATCTCCACCTACATGTAGGAAATTAAAAGTATTCGTAAGTTCTCTTTCATAAATTGAAAATTCTGGAGAAACACCATGAGGAATAACATGTATATTTGAGTGAATATTATTAGAGATATATACATCTTTTACAAAATTAGAAGTTGTCCATATTTCATTACACCTAATCATATTATATTTCCAGGATTCAGGAACTTTAGTAGATTCCCAAGGAGTATACCCAACATTATATTTATTGTTTAATTGATAGTATAAAGGACTACAGAAGTTTACATGAAAATCTATTTCTTTGTTGTTATAATAAACACCGCATTGTTGTTCTTGCAATGCTCTAATAGTAGCTAGAGCAGCATTAGAGAATCCTTGGCTGTACCATAGGTCACCAGACTCATCTTCATTGTTTAAGCTAAACCAGCTAATTTTTTTCATTAATTTTTAATCTTTGTTCTCGGCAAATGAGTCAAGGCATTTTACACCTTTTCGGATTAAAGATTCAGCTACTTCATTGGTAATTTCACAAGTAATTGGTCTATCAGTGTACATACAGCGAGTAGCAGCAAGATAAAAGTCTCCAAAATGGAAAACGGTTATATGTTCAGGGTCGAGAATTACAGCAGGTCCGTAGTCATCGGACTCAACAACCGCAATTATTTCCATAATAGATATCATATCATTACCCCAACAATAAATAAAAAATATATAATACTAAGCATACTTAGCATGCTAAGTATTTATTAGTACTCTAAGTAATCTTAATAATATTAAGTACTTATAAGTACTCTAGATTGCTTGGCGTACTACGTACTTGAGTATACACAAATGAAAATCATTTTCTTGAAAAAAAGATTTTTTTTTTAAAAAAGTCAAAAAAATTTCTGCTAGTATGCCCTCATGGATTATAAAAATACTGTTTATGATGTGTTGGATCACGGAGAAGTGGAACTTCTTGAAGTTATGGGAAGCGATCTTTCAGTGGTGAATGCTGCTAAAGTTTCATTCGCCGCCCAAGTTGATGAGATTGATGAAGCAGCTATTGGGCTTATTAATTTTCTCATGAAGAATAAACATGCTACACCATTTGAGCATGTTGTCTTTAAATTTCGGATTAAAGCCCCTATCTTTGTCACTAGGGAATGGATGAGGCATCGTTGGTCATCATTCAATGAAATGAGTATGAGATATCATATCCCCGCCAATACTGAGTATTATATTCCAGCTTCTAAAGACATAAGAAAACAAGTCGGTAAGCCTGGTTCTTATACATTCCAAGAAGTAGATGATCCAGTTTTAAAAACTTTAGCGATACGAAAAATGCAGGAAGTAATTAGTTATGCTGATTTAGTATATAAAGACTTAATTGATTTGGGAATTGCAAAAGAGATAGCTCGTTGTGTATTGCCGGTAAGTCAGTATACTGAATTTATCTGGACAGTTAATGCTCGAAGTCTTATTAATTTTATTACTTTACGTAATGAAAAATCAGCTCAAAGAGAAATTCAAGAATATGCAAAAATAGTTGAACATTTATTTGCAAATATTACACCTATAACTTATCAAGCTTTTATTGATAGCAATAGAGAGTCAATATGAAAATTAGTCCAGTTCAAATTTATATAATTTGGACATCTATTCTTGTTGGTATAGTTCGTCTTATAACTTATTTTGGATTTCATAAAGATATTGGAATTATTGCTCCAATTCTTATTGTATTATTTTTTCAAATTGCTATATTATTCCCATTTGTTTCAATAATTAAGATTGTACAAGATGAGAATAGTTAATTACGAAAATGACATTGATTTTGATGATATTGGAACTTTAACTATTACAATTAAAGCCGTTCCTTTTGAGGGCGGATATGTCCCAGCTTTTGTTATTGTATCTCCTGAAGACGATTATACGATTAAAATTGATGAAGTTCACTGCTTGATGGATGGGATTGAGATTGCTCAATCAAAAGTAGATGATATTATTAATTTTATACTTATGTCTAAAGTATTTAATCAAGGAGAAGACGAGGAAGAAGATGATATTCGGCCAAGTGATTAAAGATTTTCCATATCCAGTTAAATTATGTCCATATTGCAACTCTGAGTTAAAAGTTGTTAATGCTGTTCATTGGGATAAGGATAGATATCAATATAAGGCTTTGTATTTAGATCCTAATCCATCTTGCCCAATATATGATGAGGGTGTTATGAGGGCATATGCTCGAATATATTACACATCAGAAGATGCTTTTAACTATTTTAGGGATGTTAAGATACCAGTTAAGAGGTGGACACGTGATGATCTCTATACTATTTATCAATAAGATAGTGGTATAATCTATTTACTATGCCTATACAGAGTTGCTCAATAAATGGAAAAACCGGGTATAAATGGGGTGAGCAGGGGCATTGCTATACATATGACTCTAATAGCCCTGCATCTGAGAAAAAAGCAAAGAAAAAAGCCTTAGCCCAAGGTCTTGCTATTGGTGATATTGGTAAAATTAATGATGAAAATCTTGATACCTTGTTAAAATCATTGAAAGAATGGTTTAAAGAAAAATGGGTTGATATTTCAAGACCCAAACCTGGTGGTGGATTTGAGCCATGTGGTCGTGATGATGCAAAGAGTGGAAAATATCCAAAGTGCGTTCCGGCATCAAGAGCAGCACAAATGACACCTGAACAGATTGCATCTGCTGTGCGTAGAAAGAGAATAGCTGAATCCACTCAAAATCGAGATGGGAAAAAGCCAATTTATGTATCAACTAATGAAGAAAAAGTCGAAAAAGCAAATGTTCCAGTTGATGCTGAATTATATGCAAGAGTAAAAGCTGAAGCAAAAGCTAAATTTGATGTTTATCCATCAGCATATGCAAATGCATGGCTTGTTCGTGAATACAAAAAAAGAGGTGGTAAATATAGAACCACTACTGAAAAGATGGATATGACTAAATCAGAAGATATGATCAATGGTTACCCGGCAGCTACTCAAGATATCAGCATTAATATCAGGAATAGACAAGAAGCTATTGATATAGCTAACTATGGTCCAATGAACCCTCTTATTCCTAGTGATGAATACTGGCAAGCTCGTGCTGATGTTTACGATTCCTCAATTGAAGATGCAAAAGCTTCAAGATGTGGTAATTGCGCAGCCTTCATTCAAACTTCTAAGATGAAAGAAGCAATTGCTCAAGGTCTTGGTGGTGAAGAAGAAGCTTATGCTGTAGTAGAGGTTGCTAATCTTGGCTATTGCGAAATTTTTGATTTCAAATGTGCAGGACTTAGATCTTGCGATGCGTGGGTCTTAGGTGGACCCATCACAGATGTTAACATTGATGCTAATAAATTTGAGATATCTCAAGAAATTGCATTAAATGTAATAAACAATATTAATTTAATTAAAGGAGAATAATATGAAATATACAGATAATATGTACAAAATGGCTCAAGAGCAT